GCAAAACGTGGCCGGCCTGCAATGGGAGAGAAGGCCCCTGATATTGTACGAAAGAATATCAAAGTAAAAGCTGAGATTTGGGAGCAGCTGCAGGAGCTTTCTGAGGAGCATGATGCCTCAATCGCATCCCTGATCTCTCAGTTCCTGGAGAATGGAATCAAACAGATCCAGGAGGCCAAATGAATTCTCAACAGCCTCAACAGCCTCAAGATCTCTCAATGCCTTCTGAGATAATTGCCGAGCTGCGCATCCCATCTCAGAGGCTGCTCTTTGGAGATTGCCTGCAAAGGCTCAAGGAGATTCCTGATAACAGCCTTGATTCTGTTGTTTGCGATGCGCCTTATGAGCTCGGATTCATGGGGAAAAAATGGGATGGATCAGGGATTTCATTCAATCCTCAAGTTTGGGCTGAGTGTCTCAGAGTACTCAAGGCGGGAGGGCATCTCATAGCTTTTGGAGGAACAAGGACAATTCACAGAATCACCTGTGCCATTGAGGATGCAGGCTTTGAGATCAGAGATATGATTGCATGGTGTTATTATTCAGGGTTTCCCAAGAGCCTTAATATTTCAAAGCAGATTGAGGAAGAGGATGAGGCTCAAAGATGGGAGGGATGGGGAACAGCCCTCAAACCCGCATATGAGCCTGCAATCCTTGCAAGGAAACCGATTGAGGAGGGGAGCATTGCAAGGCAGGTTTTGAGCACTGGAACAGGGGCAATCAATATTGATGAATGTCGTTTTGGTTTTGGTGATCCTGCTTGGATTGGGCCAAATGATGAGCGTTCACAACAATCAACAAAGCCGAATCCAAATTATAGAGTTGATAATTATTCAGATGAATCAACACGAATTCAAAAAAACACCTCTGAATATTTGATTGATAATTGGAGCCCTCTTGGGAGGTGGCCTGCAAATATCTATCAATGCCCCAAAGCCTCAAGGCGGGAAAGAGAGCAGGGCCTTGAGCATCTTGAGCCCATCTCAGGTGCAGATGCAGTTGGGAGAGAGGAAGGATCAGCAGGGATTGAAAACCCAAGAGCAGGCGCAGGGCGGACTGCCTCAGAGGTCAAGAACACTCATCCCACAGTCAAGCCTCTTGGGATCATGAGATGGTTATGCAGGCTCATCACCCCAAAGGGCGGCACAGTCCTTGATCCATTCTCAGGATCAGGCTCAACTCTTGCAGCTGCAACCCTTGAGGGATTTGATTCAATCGGCTGTGAGCTTACTGCTGAATATGTGCCAATCATTGAGGGGCGCATCAAATGGGCAAGAGAGGAATATCTCAATGAAAACATCCAATTACAACTTCCATTTTAACAGGAGCAAAGAACAATGGGAAAACATGGAAACAGTAAATTTACAGAGCCAATAAAAAACAAGATCTATCAGGCCTTGATGCTTGGCTCAACCTATAAGCTCGCAGCAAATTATGCAGGGATTGCGGAGTCAACTCTATATTATTGGCTTGATCGGGCAAAGCAGCAAGAAGAGGGCGAATATTATGATTTTATTGTAGCGTGCAGAGAGGCAGAGGCTCAGGGGGCTCTCAACTGTTTGGGCACCCTCAACAATGCAATCTCTCAAGGCAACTTGCAGGCGGCTATGTTTCTCCTGGAAAGGCGACACAGATATGAGAAGAATCTCAGCCCTGAGGCCAATATTGAGATCAATATTGATATCTCAGAATCAAATGTGCCTGAGCTTGTTGAGCAGATCAAAGAGCAAGCATTGCAAGAGGTGATATTGGGCCCTGTTATTGATTTGGATGAGGAGTAAAAGATGCAAGAGCAAAGAATCAAGAAGATGATGAGAGAATGCAGAATGTCTCTCAATCTCACAATCTCAGATCTAGCTTTTATGCTTGATGTTTCAGATCGGACTGTGAACAGATGGATATCGGGGGAGTGCCTCCCCCATTATGATCACAGGCTCAGGATATATGAGATCTATGCCCTATTGCAGGCCCCCAAAACAACTGAGGAGCAATTTGATATCAGGGATCGGCTTGCAGCTGATTATGAGAGCACGCTCAAGAGGTGCAAGAAGGATCGCATCAAAACCAATATGGGCCTGCTCCTCAGAGCACTCAAAGATCATCTCATGATGAATCAACTGCAGCTCGCAAAATATCTTGGATTCACTCAAGGCTGCATTTATCGTTGGATCAATGGGCACAGCCTCCCAAGATCCTCATCTTGTGAGGTGATATTCTGTGCTCTGCAAAAGATAAACAGCCCAATCACATATGTTGAGTTTTGGACTCTATATGAGCACGATATCAAGGATCGATCTGAAAGATCAAAGGCACTCAAGGCAACCAATGCAGCAAAATGAAACTCAGGAGCAGCTCAAAGTTCTCAGCAAGATCAGGAAGGCATTCCCCCTTGCTCTTGCTAGGCTTTGGGCTCCTCATTGTCACAGATGGGATGGGCTAGCCTCATCCTCAGAGAGGGATCGGGGCTGTGGGCAGCCAATGATCCGCATCTCCTCAGGTGTTTGGAAATGTGAGGATTGCGATATCATTGAGCAACGCACTTCTCAGATTGAGGTGCCTCTCTCCTTTCCAAGAGAGGCCTTCCTGGTTGCAGGGGGAAACAGAGCAGGCAAAACGCAGCTTGGCGCAATGCTTGCTGTTGCCTTTGCGGCAGGGCGTCAAGAATGGTGGGTGCAACAATGGGCTGCTCTCAACAATATCCCCCTTGATCTGCTCCCTCCTCAGCCCTCAACCGTGATCTCCTCAGGGCTCTCATATAACGATTCAGTTGAGTATATCAGGCCAAAACTCAATGCCTATCTTCCTCAAGGCTGCAAATATCGCAATTGGGCAGGAGCAGGGCGATCTGTTGTCACGCTCCCCAATGGAGGGCGCATCATTGCAATGAGTGCTGATGCAGGAAGAGAGAAATATCAGGGGATGGGAGGAAGAGGCCTGAGAGCAATCTCCCTTGTTTGGTTGGATGAAGAGCACCCCAAAGAGATTTTTGAGGAGTGCCTCCTGAGGTGTGCCGATACTCCTTATGGGGGGCGCATCCTCCTCACAATGACTCCTCTCAAGGGCCTTACATGGACTCATGAGAGCTTTGTTGAGAAGGTGCTTGATGGTTTTGGGGCTGTGCAAATATCAGGGCTTGATAATCCCTTTGTAAGCTCAGTGAAAATCAGAAGAGCAGTGCAGCATCTCTCAGAGCAGGCTCAACAATCCCGCCTCTTTGGAGCCTTCACAACTCAAACAGGGTTGATCTATTCTGAATTCAGGAAAGAGATTCATGTGATTGAGAGCAAGCCCATCCCTGAGCATTGGCCCCGATATCGGGGGATCGACTTTGGGACACGCAACCCTTTCTGCTGCCTTTGGGCTGCTCTTGATGAGGATTCGGACACGCTGCACATTTATAGAGAATACCAGGTCACTGAGCTCACAACACTTGAGGCAGGGAAGGCGGTATATGCTCAGAGCAAGAATGATCCCCGTGTTGATTGGACAGCTGCAGATCCTGAGTCAAGGGATGGAAGGCTCACCCTTGCACGCTATTGTGATATTCCCACAAAGCCCGCCCCAAAACACTTAGGAGTCAATGAGGGGATCGAATATGTCAAGAGGCGGCTCTTGCTTGATGCTGAGGGATATCCTGCTCTCTTGATTCATGATTGTTGCAAAAAGCTCATCAGAGAATTCAGATTGTACAGATGGAAACCAGATCAAAAGAGAGATATCCCAATCAAGAAGGATGATCATGCACTTGATGCCTTGCGCTATATTTGCATGATGCTCTCCAGGCAACAGGCAAGAGGCTATGCAGGATAAAATTCAAGGCACAATTGATGAGGCAATCAAGGCTGCTCAGGCTCAAGAGGCGGCAAGGGAGCAGCAAAGGCAAGGGGAGCAAGGGGAGCCTGAGGATCTGCTTGTCTTTGATGAGCTTTCATGCTCTTCTCAGCAAGGGGGGCGTTTTATAATGTATAGATCTGATATTCACAGCCAAGAGCTGAGGAGGCCAATCATAACCAAATTGAGGGCCTCAGGTTATACTGATTTCAAACTCAACAAGAGGAAATTGAGAGATGAGTGATATTGTCAATCAAAGTCTATTATTCAGAATCATGAATTGGTTCTCTCCTTCTGAGGTCAAGCAGCTGCAGCAGGTTGAGAAGGCTCCTGAAACAGTTGATCACGGGGCAACATGGATCCAACCTTATGGGGTGAGAGCAACTTATTCACAAGAGGAGGCCATGACAGCTTATGCGGGTCATGGATATACCTATGCAGCAGTGAGCAGATCTGCTCAAGATCTTGCAGCCCTTCCTCTCAGGCTCCTCAAGGGAAAAGACAAAACCCTGATTGAGGAGCATCCTGTGATTGATCTGCTCAATCAGCCCTCAACAACGGTTGACGGGTTCCTATTCAGAGAGCAACTTTGCACAGATCTCATCCTCACAGGAAACTGTTACATTTTGCTCTTGGGCTCATCTGAGCAGCCCTCATCAATCGTGAGATTGCATCCTGCAGCAGTCAAGATCCAAACAGGCAAAACAGGGATTACAGGATATCTCTATGATGCAGGGGGGCAAACTGTTCAATATCCTGTGGATCGGGTTGTGCATGGCAGATTGGCCTCTTGGAGCTCACAGCCCTCTCAGGTTTTGGGAACAGGTGCAATTGAGCCTCTGAGCAGAGAGATCCGTGCAGATATCAACTCACAGAATCTTGTGAGTGATGCCTCAGCAAAGGCCCGCCCCGATCTCTTGATCTATCCAAAAGACCCTGCTGACATTTGGGGGCCTGAAACAAGGAGAGAGATTGCCTCAGAATATAAAAAGATGAGTGCTCAAGGCGGGGCAATGGTTCTCTCAGGCCTTGCTGAGGTTGAGCCCCTGCAACTTTCAGCACGTGAAATGGAATATGTTGAGGCCCGAAAGATGGCAAGAGAATCAATCTCTGCTGTGATTGGCGTGCCTCCCTCTGTGCTTGGGCTCCCAACTGCAAATTATGCAACCTCAAGGCAAGAGGCCCGCAATTATTGGACTGTTCAAACAAAAAGAGGGAAAAGGCTTGCAATGCTCTTCTCTGCAATTGCTCAGAGATGGGAGGATGATCTCTATTTTGAGCATGATTATTCAGGGGTTGAGGCTCTCCAGGAGATGAGAACAGAGCAGTTGAACAGAGTACAGCTGCATATCCTCAATGGGATATCACCTCGAGCTGCGTATAAATATGAGGGCCTTGAATATCCTGAGGATATTGAGGGCAATGAGGAGGCTGCAGATCTCACAGATGAAACTGCTGAGGATGCAAGATCCTTCCTGCTCAAGGTGTACACCTCAGATCATGATGAGGCACTTGAGCAGATTGCAAAGGCCTATCAGGAAGAAGAGCCAAAGCCCAAAGAGGAAAAACAAGAGGATAGCCTGAGCACCTTTGAAAACAGGAAAGAGGCATTTGAGAGCCTGAATGAGAACACTCAGGAGGCCCTCACAAAAAAGGCTGCAGATCATCTTGATGCGGTTGGAGATGATCCCAAAAAGCAAACAGACCGCTATATCTTAGCTGTTTCATATCTCAGGGGGATCGGGGCTTATGAGAGCAATCCTGAATCTGTGAGGCCTACTGTGAGCAGTGCTGAGCAATGGGCAATGGCAAGGGTTAACGGCCTTCTCTATGCTCTCAGGAATCAGAAATATCGGAGATCGCCTTTTGATACTGATCTCCTCCCTCCTGAGCATCCCCTCTCAACAAGAGGAGAGGATGAGGAGAGACGGCATTTGCTCTTTGGATATGAGGCCCTTCCCCTTGCCCCCAAAGATGAGGCTTGGGGATTCACTGAGGCAGATGCAAAAGCTATCTTGGGAGAGGGTGACTTTGATAAATATGCAGATGCCTTCCTCTTTGTCTATCGGGGGAGAGAGGATGATTCAAAAGGCTACAGGCTCCCAATCGCAAAGCTCATTGATGGGGAGCTCAAGATCGTTTTCAGAGGTGTGATTGCAGCAGGCTCTGCCCTGAGGAAGGAGCCCAAATTCAATCAAGGATATTATAATCTCAATCGAATATCTGAGGCCGATCTCAAGAGAATGTACGGAATCATTGAAAAGCTCTATGCTCAATTTGATGAGGAGGCTCCTGCCTATCCTGAGCGCAAGAGCACAGATCTCACAGCCCTTAAAACAAAGGCAGTTGGAGATGTTGATCCCTCAAACTTTCCTCAGGATGGGGATGATGAAGAGGTGAGCCTGAAAAACTCAGGATATGAAATATTTGATTGGGAATATGCTGAGGATCTCAAAGAGAATTGGCCTGAGATATGGGGAGCAGGGGGAAACATTGAGGGCAACAACCAATATCGCAGACTCCTTCCAATCGTGAGAAGGCAATCCCAAGAGCCTCAAACTGAAACAGAAGAGATGGCAATCCGAAAAAGAGAGGCTTGGAGCGCAAGGCATTTTGAGGATGGGGCTCAATTCAATGAGAATGATCCGCCCTCTCCCAACCTGAGCAGCATTGCAGGGATTGTTGCGCAGATCAAATGGTTTACAGTTGGGGCTCTTGGTGAAACTCGCATGAAAGAGATCATTGATGAGGTGAAGGCCAAGCAGACAAAGACAAAAGCAAGGCGGGATCTGTGGCGAATTTGGGCAAGAGATATTGGAGATCCTGCCCTCAAAGAGATTCAACTTGCTGCAAATGCTTATCTCAGAGGAGCAATCAAGCGATACCAGGAGAGGCTTGAGAGATATGTTGAGCCTACCTCTCAACAGGTGAACAAATCTGTGATTGATTGGAGCTCATTGCTTGCTGAGAGTGAGGAGATTGAGCTTGCTACCTTCACGATCGGGGCAAGGTGGCGCAAGTGGTTCACAACCTCAGGCAATCAGCAGCTGCAAGATATTCTGAGAGCAGCAGGAAGAGAGGCACGCAATGCAACAATCAAAGATGATGGATATTCAGATGAGCATATCAATCTCTTTGCAAGGCAGATTGCAAGAACAGGCTCAAATGCAATTCAGAGGATTGTTGAAAATGGACTTGTGCAAGGATTCACAATTGATGATATCGCATCAGATATCTCAGAGGCCTTTGCATTCTCTCCTCAAAGAGCCCTGATGATTGCCAGGACAGAATCAACAAATGCAGCCAATCTTGGAGCCCAAAGAGCTTATGCTGAGGCTGAGGCAGATGGGATCAAGCTTCAAAAGCAATGGTTGAGTTCAAGGGATTCAAAGGTGAGAGATTCTCATGCTGCTCTTGATGGGCAAACTGTGGGAGCCAATGAAAACTTTGTATCTGAAACAGGGGATGAGGCAGCTTATCCCGCAGGCTTTGGGATTGCATCTGAGGATATCAATTGCAGATGTACAATGATTCCGATTGTTGACTAATCAAATATTTTAATTTAAAAGGTTATAGGGGTTTATTATGTTGCAACGTTTTATGAGCCAAGCAAAAGCTCAGCACAATGAGGATGAGGATTCATTTTCAATGAGCTTTGTTGCCTCAACCGATCGGGCCGATCGTTATGGGGATATTATCAATCAGCAAGGTTGGGATCTTGATGCGTATCGCTCAAATCCTGTTGTGCTGCTCAATCATGATCATGGATCTCTCCCGATTGGGAAGGGCACTGTTAGAATTGGGGAGCAGGGCCTGATCATTGATGTTGAATTTGATATGGCAGATCCAAGAGCTGCAGAGATTGCAGGCAAGGCCAAGAGAGGATTCATGAATGCTGTTTCAGTTGGATTCTCTCCCCTCAAGAGCACGCCCCGATCTGATCTTCCTGTGACACATTATGCTCACAGCAAATCAGGGGGGAATTACTTTGATCGTGCTGAGCTGCTTGAGGTGTCTGTTGTGACAATCCCTGCAAATGCAGATGCTGTTGCAATCGCTGCAAAGCAGTTTGGGGCTCTTGACCTCAGATCAATGATCACAGATATTGTAAAAGGAGAGATCGCTGCAATGCCAATCCCTAGTTTTTCAAAGCACATTCTCGATATCATGGAAGATGATGAGACTGTGACGATCGTATTTGCAAAACCTCATGCAATGCCCCAAGATGAGGAGGCAATGCAGGATGAGGAAGATATGCAGGAAGAATCTGCTCACAATATGGATGAGCAAGATGATGAGGAGAAAGCTCTCCTCAAAGCACTTTTAACCATCAATGAAGGGAGACAATAAGAATGTCAACTGAAATGAAGAAGGCGAAAGAGATCATTGATGGTCTCATCCGCAATCAGCAAAACTCAACCGATAAGCTGCAAAACATTGAAAAGCAGCTATCAGATCTCAAAACTGCTCAACGCTTGATCGAAGAATCACAGCAGGCTCCTGCTGTTGTTGATTATGCTCCTGAGAGTGAGCTCAAGTCTTTTGTGAAAGATGATGGCTCTATTCAATGGAGTACTGAGGCAAAGCATGTTGAATCATCCTCAGGCCGCCGCGTAACTGTTGAAGAGGCAGGGCTGCTTGATACTGAGGCAAACTGCAGCGATTGGCACAAAGAGCTCAAGGAGATCGCTCGTGATCGTCACCTTGCACGCTTGATCATGCCTGATCCCTATACCCCAAAACTTGACGCTCGCTTATATCGTCACCTGAACAAAGCTCCTCGTGCAATCCTTCCTGCTATTCAGAAAGCATTCAACGATCAAGCAGGCACAGGTGCAGAATTCATCCCCGATCAGTTCATCTCAGATCTCTATCAAGAGTTCCAGGTGCCAAAACGCTTGAGAGGCCTTCTCAATCGGGTTGAGGCTGAGCGCAATACCCTTCTGATCCCTCGTTTAAATCGTGGCGGTCGCCCTTATATCAAGGGAGAGATCACTGTTGATTCTCCTCTCTCTCAATATACAACCTCAACCGCATCAACAGGCCAAAAGACAATCAATATCAAAGGGCTTGCATGCTCATATGTGATTGATGATGCCTTTGCTGAGGATTCTGCAATTGCAGCCCTTCCAATCCTTTCACAGCAGATTGTGCAAGATATTGAGGATGCATTTGAGGATTGTATGATCAACGGTGATACAGCTGCAACTCATCAAGATGATATTGCAACTTGGAATATCCGATCTCGATGGGGAGCCTCTGGCTTAGGTGGCTCTGCTGATCATCGTCGCTCTTTCGTTGGGATGCGTGCTGCAGCCAATGATCAGGGCAATCTTGATGTTTCAGGAACTGCCTCAGGCGTGACTGCTGCTGAGATCTTGGGAGGTCTTTCCTCTCTTGGTGAACTTGGAGCAGGCAATATTGTCATGGTGTGCTCTCCTGAGTTTATGCTCAAGCATCTCATGAGCCTCAATGAGGTTAAGACTCTTGATGTCTTTGGCCCTCAAGCCTCAATTGTGAACGGTCAAATTGCATCTGTCTTTGGTGTGCCTGTTGTCATGAGCCGATTCATGAGCGCAGATCTATTCTCAACTGGTTTATATACTGGTTCAGGCTCTCAAACTGGTTACCTGCTCTTCAATACCTCATCATGGTACCTTTATGAGCGTCGGGGCATTGTTCTTGAGCAGCAAAAAGATATCTCTGCAGGTGCTATTCGCCTTGTTGCAACTTATCGTGCAGTCATGGGCTCTCCTGATCAAGCAGGTATCAAGAATGTTTATAACGGTTCAGATTACAATAGCTAATTAGGAGAATTATCATGTCTATGTTTTATGTATCAACTAATGTATCTCATCAAGCAGGTGATGGTTCAACTGAGAGCTATGTGACTTTGCCAATTGCTGCACGATTGAATTCAGTGCGCCTTTGCCCAAATGTTGCTGTGACTGCTGATAATACAAATTATGTCACCTTCAAGGTGATTGATAACGGTGCAACAGATATCTTTTCACAGAACACTCAGATATCAGGGGGCGGCTCATTGGTTGCAGGCACTCCTGTGAGCGTGACCCTTGCAGGGGCTGCTGATTATGATTTTGCTGCAGGTGAGGTTGTGCGCTTGCGTGTTGCAGATTCTGCAGCAGGTGCATCTTGCTCTTTTACTGTTGTCTATGAGTTTGCAGCTGCACGCTCTTACTAATCCTTAGCTCAGGGTGATTCTGTGAGTCTTGTTTCATTATCCACTTTCAAAGAGTACCTTCCTGAGGTGCAAGGATCGGGATCTGATACTGAATTGCAGAATCTCCTTGATCGGGTTGAGTCTGCTGTTGCCTCCTATATAGGTTTTCCAAAGCCTATTGCCTCAGGAGATGCAACAGCAGGCCCTGCCCTTGCTGATCAATCCTATACTTTGTATATTGATCAGCCTGATTTTGATTTTCCTTTTATTTTAAGTTTACCTATCCGCCCTTTGATATCTGTTACTTCCTGGCACTCAGATATTGATCGGGTCTATGGTTCAGATTCTTTGGTTGCCTCCTCAGAATATGAACTTGATACCACTCTTGGGCGCATTGTGCTCAAAGAGTCTGCAACAACAACCATTGAGAGGGGATATCGTGCAAATAAAGTTGTTTGCACAGCAGGATTCACCTCAGCCCCCTCAGATCTTGAGCATGCTGTGTGCGCTTATGCAGCCCATCTCAACAGGGCCAAACAGACTCAAGGCAAGCAGAGCACAACTCAAAGAGATGTGACTGTTAATCTTTCACCTCGCACAATCCCTCCTGAGGTGAAAGAGATCCTCTATAATTACCGCACCTTCAGGAGAATCCTGTGAGCATAACTGTTTTACAGTTTGAAAAGATCCTTGATGAATCTGAGGGGCGGCTCATCCAAAATATCAGAGCCTCATTGATCAAGAATGCTCTTGCAATGGAAGGGGCTGCAAAGAAGAATGCAACCTCATTCCCAAGAGTGCAAACAGGCCGCCTCAGGAATTCAATCATTGGCTCTGTCATTCAATTTCAAGATGATGAGTTTTTAATCCTGAGAGCAGGGGGGCAAGAGAGAGGAATCCCCTCAAGCCCTTATTCAACCTCAGCTGATGTTGTTTATGCAGCTGTTCAAGAGTTTGGAGGGGGCCCCAATAGAATCAAGCCCAAATTCTATCTCAGAAGGGCAAGAGATCAAAGATTGCCTCGTGTGAAATGGGGAATCACAAGAGCAATGAATCTTGCTCTTCAAGGGAAGGATTTGAGATGAGCTCCCCCATTGTTCAGATTGAGAATGCAATCAGAGATATCATTGCAGTTGATTATGCCTCAGGCTATTCAGGGCTAGATCTCTCAGGGCGGGTGATTGTTGGAGAGGTGCCCGATCCTCCTATGATTCCTTTTGCTACTGTGCAATTCATTGATTTCATTGAGGAGCATGGACAAGTTTTGGGAAGATATCAAGGGGATGCTGAATTTAATATTGCTGCATTCTGTGCAGGCTCATCTGATACTGTGAGCTCAAGAAGGGCACAGGCGATCAATCTTGCCTCAGATATCATCAAGGCCATAACCGCAAATAGGCTCTTGGGATTCACAACAGGGATTGTTGATGATGTGAGATGCTCATTCCTTGCAAGGGATGGGGACAAGCTCGGAATCCCCAATTGCGGCATTGCTTACATAAGAATATTAGTAACTAGACAAACAGATCGGGGAGATTGAGATGAGTTGGGCTGATAGTGCATTCAAATATCGGATTCCGATCTCTGTGCCTGTTTTCACACTTGGAGGAGGCGGGGCAACTAATGTTGATGTTGAGCTCTCAATCCCTCCTGATTGGGATCTCTTTTGGAATGCAATCCTATCAAACTTTTATGATATCCAAATTTACACAGCAAATGGGGAATCCTCAATAAACTATCAAAGGCAATCAGGAGCCTCCTATGCAAATCGGCAGCTTGTCGTTGAGATTGAGCAGGCTGCAATTGATGATCAATCAAGCACTTCCCTCTTTTGGCTTTATTTTGGGGATGCTGCAGCCTCCTCAGATCCAACCTCAGCATTCACTCCCTCAAGCCCGAAAACAGGCTATGTTTGGATCGGTCGCCCTGTTAATGTGGTTAAGAATGTGATTGCTCAAGCAGGGAGAACAATCCCTGAGGTGACCTTTACAAAAGAGGCTGCAGCTGCATTTGATATATGGTTCGATCTCAGGCCTCTCCTGGCAGCTTATATTGACCCCTTCAACAATCGCCTCTCATATGAAACAATCAAGAGAGTGCAGCCCAAAAGCCTTGACTCCTCAGGGACTGATTCTGATGCTCGATATGCTCAGGATGATATGTATTTTATAGCAGGCTATGCCAATATCAGGATCAAGGGCGGGAGCTCTGGATCTGATTATGCAGTTGGGCTTGATATATACACAACAACAGATCAAATTTTCACTGTGAGAGCCTTGCTCAAGGTTCAAAACCTCTTGCCTCAATAGGAGCTTAATTATGCCTGTTCAATTCGGAAGATCCGCATTCATCTCTGTTTCAGAGGAAACAACATACGGCACAGAATCAGGGGGCTCATATACAGATATGAGGCTCATCTCATCAAGCCTGCAAAAGACGATCGAAAGAGCCCGCAAAACTCATCTCAATCATGGGACTGCAGGATTTGTCCGATCAACCTTTGATGGATTCAATATCACAGGTGGCAATATCACAGGCCCATTTCATTATGCAGGCAATGGGGATCTCCTCAAGGCTGCTCTTGGAGATGAGAACACAACAGGAGCCTCCTCCCCTTATACTCACTCATTTACGCCTCTTGCAAATCCCCCCTCACTCACAATTCGCTTTTATCGGGGATCTGCTGCCTCAGGGAATCCCTCTCTTGAAACCTTCAAGGGCTGCATGATAAGCACCTTCACCCTCGCTTGCAATGCAGGAGAAGAGGCAACCTTTTCAGCAGAGATCATTGCTCAAGATGCAGCTGCAAGAGCAGGCTCTGCAACAACTCCCTCATTCCCTGCCTCCTCTGAGAGCATGCTGCATCATCAAGGCGGCTCAATCACTTACAACTCAAACACAATCAAGATCCGATCTTTCGAGCTAGTGATTGATAACAAACTTGAGCGCAGGAACTTTTTGGGGCAGCAAATCACTGAGCAGCCCACCCTCTCAGATGTGAGAGAGGTGAGATTGACTGTGACTGCAGATCTTGAAGATAATAACTTTTACACAGATGCAATCACAACCCCATCTGCTGTGACAAGCAATCTCACAATGACTTTCACAGGGGGCACCTCTCCCAATCAGATTGATATCACGCTTTATAGCGCAGTCCTTGAGGAATATTCTGATAATGTCACAGGATTTGGGCGCATTGAGCGATCAATGACCTTCCTTGCAACAGTCAATGGCTCAGATGAGGCTCTCAAGGTTGATATCATCAATGGGAATGCCTCACCTTTATAAATAATCATCAATCAAAGGAGCAAAGATATGATTGACATGATCAAACAACTTGCAGAGGCTGCAAGATGGGAGCTTGAGATCTTCTCAGGAGCCCTCAAAATTCAGGGGAGAATCTTGAGCCCTGTTGAGGCTCAAGCAGCAGGGATTGCAAGCCGATCGTTGATGGGGAAAATGCTTGAGCTCATCAAAGAGCAAGAGAAGGGAGAACCAGGAGAGGAGCAGGATGAGCAACAGGCCCTGCTCTCAAAGATCTCCTCTCTCACCCCTGAGGATGTGCTCAGTTTTGGAAACATGCAAGATCGGGTGCTGTGTCAAGTTGTTGACAAGGCATCTCAGGATGGGCAATCTTGGGAAAAGCTAACACTCGTGCATCATGAAACACAGCAAAACCCATCTCGCAATGCGCTATGGGTTGGGATGATCCCTCAAGAGGATAAAAACAAGATCTTTGAGAGAGCAATGCAGGGCCTCAAGGGAGGAGAGCTTGCTCTCAACTCCTTTCCAAAATGACCCTGATTTTATCAATATCATTGATATCATCTCACGAACTTATTCAAAGCTCCCTCATGAGGTTATGATGTTATCATGGCCTGAGCTCATGATTTGCCTGAGGTGCATTATTGCAAGGGGTGAGAGAGCAAGGCAGGCAATGAGAACCAAAGGGAAAAATGATATGATATTCCCAACAATCTCAATTGCAGATCTGATTGATATTATCTGAGGTGATCCTGTGGCAACTACTGTTGATTATGTTCTTAAGGTAACAAGCAAAGCTGCTCAGGATAGCCTCAAGGGTGCAGCTGACTCAGCAAAGGGATTGACGGCAGGATTAGTTGCAACAGCAGGAGCGGCAGCTGTTGTAACAAGCTCAATGGCAGTCCTTGCCTCAGGTGTGATTGCAGTTGCAGATGCCTTCATTGAGGGAGCAAAAGCGATTGTTGAGTTTGCTCAGGAGAGTGCAGATCTAGTCAATGATATAAACGATCTATCAAATAGATCTGCCATTGCAACAGACTCAATCAAGGGGCTGCAATTTGCCTTGAGGGCCTCAGGGCAGGATGCAGGGCAAGCAACTCAGATCCTCTCAAAGTTTCCTGCTGTATTATCTCAGGCTCAAGTTGAGGGCTCAAGGACTGCAGAGGCATTTGCAGATCTTGGGGTCAAGATAACAGATTCAGAAGGCAATCTCAGGAGCGCAAATGATATCTTCCTTGAAACAACAACAAAGCTCCAATCTATTGAAGATCAAACTGAGAGAGCAACAAAAGCTGTTGATATCTTTGGAAGATCGGGGGCTCAACTCTTGCAGGCACTGGGGCAGACTCAGGGCCTTGAGCAATTTATTGAATTAGCAGATAAATTTGGAGTGAGAACAGGGCCAAAAGCCTCAGATGCAGCTGCTGATTTTCAAGCTGTTATTGCTGCTCTTGATACTGTTGTTGATGGTTTCAAATCAACATTTATTGAGGCATTTGGGCCTGATATAACAAAATTGCTTTTGGATTTTGCAGAGCAGATTGCATTTGTGCAGAGAGTATTTGTCACATTTTCAGAAGAGGCCTCAATTGCATTTGGGAAAGTAATTGAGGCTTTGAAATTCCTTTTTGAATTAGGGCTGCTTATTGGGAAAGGAGTTGGGAAAAGTGTAGCAAGTCAGATCCCCATAATTGGGGCCTTTGCAGCATCTGCAATCGATCTTGCTGATCAATTCAATCTCTTTGATACTGTTCTTGGAAAACTTGCAGATAACACAATTCCCAATTTCTCAGATCGCCTTGCTGAGGCAAAAGCAGATGCTGCTGAATTTCGTGAAATTGTTGAGGGGATGATTGAGGGCGGATTCACAAAGCCAATCATCAAAGGAAAAGGGAAGGGCAAAGGAGCAGGAGCAGGAGGAGGAGCAGGGGCAGGGCTCTCAAAAGCTGTTGAGCTCATCCCTCTTTCAATTCAGGATGGATTCAGAGCAGGCTCAATCACGCTCTTTGAAACATTGAGCCCCCTTGAGGAGGCTATGATCAAGGTGCAGAATGGAATCCTTGCAGCAGGCAAATTCATCAAAGATGTTGGGGGAGCAATCACCTCCCCAAGCAGTTTTGTGAATGCAATTGCAGGAGCAGCAGGGCCAATTGGGGAGGCAATCGGGGGTGCTCTTGGCACGCTTGCAAAGTTGGGAGAGAGGAGCCCTGAGGAGATCAAGGAGCAATTCACAGGCTTTGCAGATTCCGTTGCTCAGGGGCTTGAGGTGCTCCCTCGTATATTGATTCAGGTGCTCCCAAAATTTGTGATCTCTCTTGTTAAGGGGATTGGGCTTGCTATCCTCAAGCTGCCTGCAATCTTGGCAGATGCGATTGGAGAGGCCTTTGTGAGAATTTGGGAAGGCATCAAGGAATTTTTTAGATCGATATTCACAAGAGAAGGCAGGAGAGAGAGAGCTAAGGAGAGAAGAGGCAATATCAAAGAATTCTTTAAGGATCTTGGAGAGAGCTCAGAATTCTTCCTCTCAGGTGGGAGGATGCCTGCTGCTCAATCAGGGATCCGATTCACAGGAGCCAAGAGAGGCCTTGCAATGCTGCATGAGGGGGAAACAGTGATCCCTGCCTCAGGGCGCACAGGTCAAGCAGAGCAGAGATCAATGGGCTCAATGGGAGGCAGCCCGATCAATATCGTGATCAATTCTGCTGTGGTTGAGAATCGTGCTATTGATGAACTCGTGAGACGGCTTGAGAGCAGATTCTCAACATTTGGAGCAGGCAAAAGCTCCCTCTTTGGAAGGTGATCAATGGGCAATGCTCGATTCTATTATTATCCAAAACCCTCAACAATCTCATATCTTGAGCAGATCGATCTCCAGGAAAGCCTTGCAGAGCTCTTCTCAGATTATGAGATTGATGCTCAGGATGGGGTTTCATATACAGGTAGGAGATTCAGAACAGTTGGGAAGATCCTTGAGAATGTGAGAATCCAAAGAGATCGCATGAAGGGCTCTGAGGATCTTGCTGCTGAGCTCATGAGCATGCAATCTCATCTAGATCGGGGCTATCCTGTTTCATTTTCAGCAGACTCAGGCAAGGCTT